AGATAGTAGTCACTGATGGTAAGTTATTGCCATCGGGTGTGGCATAGAATCGTTTGCCCTCTATAGTGACTCTGGGTATAGGTTGATAGTTAAATTTTGGATTGTACAAGTTAAACTCTAAAACTTTCACCACATCCGCAGCGATCTCGCTCGTTGGGATTAGAGAATTCAAATCCCTCGTTGAGTCCTTGGCGCACATAGTCCACGGTCATACCTGCAAGATATACTTCGTGTCGTTTGTCCACTATCACAGAGAAACCTGGTTGAGCATAGTTTATCGTGGTATCGTCGGCAGTGTGTTGATCAATGTATTCTAACACATAAGCCAGTCCAGAGCAACCTGTAGTTTTCACTGCCAACCGAATACCCACACCGCCGCGTTTCTCTAGTAGTCGTTGGATTTTGGTTCGGGCAATATCAGTGAACGAGATCATACAAGTGTTGAACCAATACCATACAACTGATCCATGCCCAGATAGTGTTAAATCCCACTAATGTTGGCAATAGTTTTTTGTTACTAGCCCAGATAAGTCCCAGACTGGTTGCTAAGGTTAGAAAATACAACCACCAAATTTGTATACCAAAAATCAAGCCAGGGACAATGATTATGGCCTTTGCTGCCCAACTTACAAATTCTACAGTATTATAATTAGTCCAGTACTTTTTAGTGAACCACATACTATAACATTCTTTAATCTTGACAAATGTAATATGTCTATAACTAATCAGTATCAATACTGCCCACACCGCTGTGGCAACTAGCATTTGTTTTTCAGTCATGTATTTTTTCTCCAATGAATTATTTCCGACCCAATAAATATCCCCACAGCGTACTCGGCACAGAGTAATAAACTACTTGTCATGTTATCCCAGTCTGCGTAACTGGCCCAGTATCCTGCCATGATACAAGCAGGTAACAAACTAGCCATTCCTGCAATCATAACAATGATGTTGATACGGGTAATATGATCCCAAAAGTAATTTAACGACATACCAAGCCCAATTGCTATTACAAAATCTGTTACCGTTGGTACAAAATTTTTGGTAAGTTCTGTTGCTAACACAAACGGATCCTGGTAAAAATACAACCAACTAACTGCAACTAAGATTAACACGTACAAAATTAAGTGTACTAGATTTCTTATATTATTCCTAACAGCGCAAACCACAACTGCCATCGGAAACCCAACCTTGCTAGCGAATACCAATAGAACAGTGTTGTTAACAAATCCCCAACAACATCCAATGCCGCACAATACACACAGTAGCATCTTAGAAGGTAGTGTTAGATCATCAAGGACTGTGAATTTCATAATTTTACTAGAATTTAATTTTGTCTGAAGTAAGGTGCAAGTCGAGAGTTGATATGTTAATTAAAGATCCTGCGCCAACTCGTTTCTCTAGCAATCGTTGGATTTTGTTTCAAGCCGTATCAGTTAACGAGATCATGCCTGTTACGGTAGTCTGCTACTGCGGCTTTGATGGCGTCTTCAGCAAGGATGCTACAATGGATTTTGACTGGTGGCAGCGCGAGTTCATGAGCAATCTCTGAATTTTTAAGAGCTGCGGCTTCGTCCAACGACCTACCTTTAACCCACTCGGTAACGAGACTACTCGAGGCAATAGCACTGCCGCATCCGTAGGTTTTGAATCTTGCGTCTGTGATGATGCCATCTTTTACCTTGATCTGAAGTTTCATTACATCACCGCAGGCTGGTGCTCCTACCATGCCGGTTCCTACATCGTCATCGTCCTTGGCGAAGGATCCTACGTTGCGTGGGTTTTCATAGTGATCGATTACTTGATTTGAATATGCCATAGTGTGTTTCCTTACATTGTAAGCTATTTACTCTGCTGTGTCAATCCATTTGGATTTAAACTCAGGCTGTTATGCCGTCCCAGACATATGTGCCAAGAATCGATCCAACTGATCAGTATTGTTCTTGCTTAGATCAAAACCCTGTTCCTTGGCAGCATCAAAACGCTGCTGAAGAGTAGGATGACTGCTCTGTTTGTAGTCGTCAGCATACTCTGGATTGTTTTGTACCATCAGCGTGGCTTGATGATAGAACTCGCCTTTTTTATCGTTAGCCCATTTGAATGCAGGTGCTTTGGTAAGTCCCATGGACAAGCACAGTTGAGTAGCATACTTGTCAGCGGCAGCCTCGCGTTGTTGAGCGGCAGCCGGTCCTGCGTTTGCAGGCGAAGTAGCACCTCTATGATTCATCACTATATGCCCAACTTCATGCCCAAGATTCCATAACAACACATCGTCAGGTGCATCGTGCCATTGTCCGTAGTCTATGGTTATTTCCCTGTACCTTGACATAGCGTACATGTCAGCTTTGGGATCGTCCACTACCCTTACACCCGTACGTGAGATTATCTGTTGATCCCAGATGTTGGCGTGAGCAGCCAGTGTGTCCAACAAGCCCTCGCAACGATTCTTAAATTGAGCCATGGCTTGAGACGTTGCGGCAAGAGGTATGACAGGAGTAACAGGAGTTATGTCCGCTGGTGGTGCTGTAGTCGGTGCTGGCGCTGGTGTTTTGGGCCAAGATGCCAGTAATTCATTGATTTCTTGGTCAGTCATGGACTTGTACAAATCGTCTCGTTCTTGTGGAGTCATGGCCACTATTTTCGCAACCCGGTCTTGTGGAGTCATGGCCATTATTTGTTGAGATGTTAGCACAGCTTCCGCTAGAATTTGCAAGCGATCGATCAGTGTGCGGTATTGTTCTGCCGGTGTCATCGCACTTGCCCAGGATCAAACGCCGCGATCTTTTTTCAGTGCGGATTGTGCGGCATTGGCCACGATGTCTTGTGCTTGGTTCACTGGCATCTTGACCGGACCGGTCTGGTCATTGCCCTTGAATGTGAGTTCGGTAGCATTTGGATCCATAGGATTGAAGATACCGTTGAGTGGAGGTTGGCCCACCAGACTTTGTAAGGTGTCTGCGTCAATATCTATGCCCATGCTCTGTGCTCGATTGATAAATGCCTGCACCGGCATCTGTAGTTTGGCAGAAGTATCTTCGGCGCGACCAGCAGCAAACTGGGCCAAGGCCATGAGTCTGTCTGCTGTGCGGTCGGCTTCTACTTCATTGATACGCATTATCTGCGTCCGCGGCCTAGAGCTGCTGCTGGTGCGGCTGCTCCTATTTCTTCCGGTGCCGGTGGCATTTCTCCGCCGGGTGGAGGACCTGCTAGTCCCATATCGCCACCGGGTGCTGGAGGCATACCTCCTGCCATTCCCATATCGCCACCGGGCATGGCCACAGGACCTTGACCAGTGACAACACCCAGGGCTTGTTCAAGTTGTTGTTTGCTGCCTTGTAAGTTCTGAACCAAGCCGCTGAGAGCCGCCTGTGCGTCGTTATTGAATTGTGCTGCTTGCTCTTGACCGATCTGGTTCTTGATTGAATCAACCAAGGCTGGCAGTTCTTTGAATTGCATCTCGGTGCTGTCTTCGATCATGTCTTGCATCTTGTCAACCATGTCTTGTGCAGCCAACACCACTTGAGCCTGTTGCACTTCACCTTCGCTGAGGTAGTAACCATGTCCTTGAGCACGACGACGCCATTCCTGCACTGTAACAGTGGTCTTGGCAGCGTTAAGTTCGTTCTGCTTGTCGGTCACTTGTTTTTTTAGATCTTCAAGATCAGTTTCAAGTTGCTTTACATTGTCTACTTTTTGTTTGGCTGCCATGGCAGCGTTTTGTTGAGGATTCATTCCTGGAGAATTTGGTGTTCCGGCTTGAGGATTTTGTTGAGCCATTTCATCTTCATAGATCCGGTCAGCCAGCGCCTGTTCCATCATCATCATCTTGAGATAAGCAGGATTCTTTTCGCTGTTGTGGCGAGCGGAGCTGCTACGCACTTCACTCAACGCACCGCGCACTTGGCGATACATGCTGTGCAGTTGCTTGCGATTCAGCGAATCAATTTGAACTCGTTGATCAAAATGACCCTCGAATACTTTAGCGAGTTGTTGTGTGGGGCGTGTTACGGCCAGTTCGTTTAGTTTCATCTGAGTTTCCTCGTAGTTGCCAGTATTTAGCCAAATTTATACATTTCGCTAGTTCTTTTTCCAAGACCTGGCTTTGCTCTTGCCTTGCACTTGTTTTGTTGATCAAGTTTTCCCAGGTATGCCCGGATGTACGTTCGGCCAGGCTACGCCGCACATATATGTCATTTCGCAATCTTGTTATGGATTGATCCAGTTCTTTGATCTGTCTGGCCAGATTAAGATGGTTTAAATTGTCTGCGATGCACCAAGCTAACGCAGATTTTGTGCCGGAAAATACGCCCACAGCATCATCTCTTAAACGGACTTGAAACAAGCCCTCCATAGGATGTATGGTGTATTTGCCAAATGCACGATATTTTTCTCCGTCCTCAATGATCACTTGATCAAGGATACGAGGCAGTTCTCGCTCTGCCAATGCAGCAAGTTTGCGGCTGGCTTTCATGCTAATACGTAATGTGATATCATCCACCCCACGGTGGCTACAAGAAATCCAATAATACCTATGCCCCAGCCGATCAACTGATCATTGCGTTTGTTACCCATATCCTGCACCATCTCATGAACTTCTGTTATCATGGCTTTTAGACCACCGATACTGGCATTGGCTGATGCTAACTGTAGTTCAAGACTACGGTACCGCTCAGCACACAGCTCAACATGGGCCTCAAGGCTTTTCTTTTCAATATCTGTGGTGTCCATGAAGTTATTTATGGTCCATGGGCTCAAACCAAATGTTCACATCTGGCCGCAACAATGTGGTAAGTTCTTGTTCTACATAGTTTATTATAGGCACACCGGTACATGCTTGCCGTAATCTTCCTACCAAGTCATCGTCGAGTTTGAACACATCTTCTAGGTCTGTGTCAAAATCAAACTGCCATTGAAGATCTGCTACCCTTACACGAGATACACGCAAAGGTTGTGTGTAAAGACTTATCAACTGCATTATGGTCTCCCAATTGCGTTGTTGATTTCTACTTCGCAGCCATGTGGCTTGATCGATCACAGTCTGCCCTTGTTGGTCAGTAACAGGCAAGATATTAGGGCGATAGTGCCCAGTTATGCCAGTGGGTCTACAATCAAAATCAGTGGTTACTCGTATGCTTAGGGTCATCCTGTATTTACGGCCAAAAAAAAGCCCTGGAAATAAACCAGGGCCTTGATCGTTTGCTACTACCCGAAATTAGGTTGGAGCAAATCCAGCTGCGCTTGTGACGAACACAGCGTTACCAGCACATGAACTCAATTCAAAGTTCTGTCCACCAGTTGCTGCGGTGTTAGCATTGGCTGTGGCCAGCAATGTAACATTGGTGTAAGCACCTGTTGGATACAGAGCCAGGTTCAGTATTGTAGGTGCAGCTGGGCTGACCTGATACATTGCCACTGTGGCTTTGGTTTGAACGGCTTGCACAATGTTGTTGATGTAGCCATTGACATTACCAGAAGTTGTCAAACTACCGTTAGCAACCAGGCTGAAGAAGTCCAGCTTGGGGCCTTGGAAGTTAACTGAGCCGGTTGCGGCGATGTTTGCTGTACCTTGGATGTTACCATTGGCTGTGTCCATGTGGAACACTGGTTGCATCGTACCGTTTGTTTTTGTAAATCCTGCCATTTTAAAATCTCCTAAAAAGTGGGCTTTTGCCCTACTCTTATTTATGAAATTGGCAAAAAAACTCGGAGTTGGTTAGTTGTTTCTGGCTTTATTTCTAGCAGTAAAGTCAAATCGGTTTACTGCTTTGCCATAGCCCGCAGGGGTGGCAAATACCCATCCTTCATTGCCGGGCACTTGTGCAT